ATAACCATGTAGATAATTTGGCCTGGGGAACCAAAAAAGAAAATCAGAGGGATAGGAAGAACAATGGAACTTCAATGGAGGGGGAAAAAAGTCCTTTAGCAAAACTAACAACACAGCAAGTTCGTCAGATTATTTATATCTACCGGACTGGCTTGTTTACCATGAAAGAAATAGCTAACCAGTTTCAAATGAATTGGACAACAATCAGAAATATCATCAACAGGAAACTATGGAAACATGTATGGATTGGAATAAACTAACTCGTGATCCTAAAAATCCATATTTTCCCCTCCCCGCCGATTATGGGGAACTTTCATCGGATGGACAACGGCAGGCGAGATGGTCGGTTATTAGCAATCATTCAACCCCATTGAATCTTGTATTGGCTTGGAATTTCTTTCGGCGAACGTATCTGGCCGGCTGTGAGCGACAAGTATTCTATAAGGATGGTTTTGTTGAAAGCCCCGATTTTCATTATGACCTAATTTATGATATGGGGAGATACGCTCTCAATGCGTGGGCTGCCCCCCGTGGGTCGGCAAAATCGACTGTACTTGATTTGGAATTTACACTCCTACTATCCCTTACCCGGCCTTTCTTTGATATCTCGGTTTTCTTCTCGACGGATAAGATGAAACAGCCCCGCTTCGACGTGCTGATGGCTCACCTTACGGACAACGAGTTAATTCTGGCAGACTTCGGGGAGATGAAACCGAAGCGAGGCTCGGCAACGTGGAACCATGAATACCTCCAACTTAACAACGGGTCCTCCATTTCGGGCGGAAGCGTGATGGGAAAGATGCGTGGAGGCCGGCCGAGGCTACTTCTTCTTGATGACCCTGAGAACGACCCGGACAGTGATTCCGAATCTTCAAGATTGACAGTCATCGAGAAGTTCGAGACTATTCTGTTCAAGAAGATGCTTCCAATGTTGAAGCCTGGAACCCAGATGGGATGGATTGGAACCCTTATCGACAGACGTTCCTTCCTATACCGGGTCACGACGGGAGACGATCCCAGGTTTGACTTCTGGAATAGAGTGGTATTAAGTGCCATAGCCTATGATAAGGAGAATAAGACGAAGTTTCATTTGCTCTGGCCTAGGATGTGGTCGAAGGAATTTCTGGAAGCCCAGAAGGAGCGTATTGGACCTTCTGCATTCGCTTCTGAATATCTAAATGAGCCTGTGAGTGCTCAGGACCGGCTCCTCGTAGTTGACCCCAGGAAGAATGAATACAGCGTGGACGGGGAATTCAGTTGGCAGAGTCCACTCGACTACTCTGGAACATTGCACTGGCAAGACCGGATATTTGACGCCCCTGGGGCGGAAGACCACCGTATCTACAAGGAGATGTCCAAACCATATTGTGACATCGTGAGGCCCATGTTCCGAGTCATCCTGTTCGACTACGCCAGCGGCTTGTCGTCCTACAATGACTACTCGTGCATAGCGGTAGTCGGATTCGACACACAGGGAACCATGTGGGTTCTAAACGTGTGGCTCGGCCGGGCCAAAGACGATACCCTCTGCCGAATGATATATGAGACGGGACTGGCCTGGAGACCGCGGATTGTCGGTATTGAATCCGTTGGAATTCAGAAGACGTTTGCCGAGGCCGTTCAGGACTATATCACCGAACAAGGGGACAAGTCGGGAGAGCCGTGGAGAGCCAGAGTATTTCCCATCACCTACCCCGCCAAAGAATCGAAGGGGCAGCGTATTGCGTCATTAGAATGGCGATTCAACTCCGGCCGCATCAAGTACCCGGCCCATCTTGCCGGCAAGTGGCCGTATGACCAGCTTTATGCCCAGACCGCGGATTTCACGATTGACCTTGCCCTCCTGCCGCACGACGACGTGATAGACACCATTGCCGAATCAAAATACGTCGTGAAGACGAAGGGGAGCTCCCTGCGGAGGGACAGGGGACAGCCGGGGCTCCTGGAACGTATCATGCAGAACAAGCCGCTGCTTCCAGGCGTGCCCTTGTTGGATGGGGTTTCCTCCGCAGAGATTAGTAATGAAATGTGCGACGTATTATCTAAGCGGGCAAGGGTTCGGGTGATAAATCCCAACAACCGAAGAATTGAGCGACCAAATCCGAAAATTATTTACTGACCTGTTGACAAATTCCGATAATGTGTTATAATTAGAGTTAGGAAGGAAATCTATGGTTGAATCAATCGTGGTCGTAGCTGCATTGATGGCCCTCTTGGGGGTAGAGATTCTTTTGGTGTCGGCCCTGAGACAAACCCTTGAACGTCTGTATCAAACCAATACCCAACTGATGATTCTGGTGGGGACTCGGGACGGCGGTGGGGAGGTAGGCCGGGCTCTGGTGGCTTCGCAGAAGGAGCCGAAGAGGGTCATACCTGGGATTGCAGAGCCTCTCAAAGAAGGTCCTAAGCCGTTGGTTATGACGGTTGGAGCGATGTAACATGGCATATAGTTTCCAGTTGCCCCCCGACAAGCCCGAGAACAAAACCCAAGTGGAGGAAATCATCTACAACCTCGTGCAGACTGGGAGGGGAAAACGGAATCCCCAGTCGATTAGATGGTATATTTCCAACTTTTACATGCAAGGGCTGCGGGAGTTCTCGAACATTGACTATACTAATGGAACTGTGCAGATTGCCTATCTGAATGAGGCGGGGATTTTGAAGTTTCGATTCGAGGATATCGTGGCCAAATACCAGGCTCAACTCGGACGCCTGATGGCCATGAACCTGTCGCCGGCTATAGGCCGGAAGGGTATCAGTCTGGATGGGATGAGGAAATCCAGCGTGGCCCAAGTTGTGCTGGACGAGGCTTTCCCTCCAGATAAAGTGAAGCAGCTTTCTCTTCGGCTGGCCCCGGCCCTTCTGATGTATGGGACAGTGGGCCTCGGGCTATGGGTTGAAGGAGAAGACAGTATCGGGATTGATGTTATCCATCCGTGGGAGCTCTTTCCAATTCCTACAGATATTGCAGGTCCTACAGACGTTAGGGGCATCATGCGTATTAGATTCGTACCTACTGAATGGGTGAAGAATCTACGAATCACGCCGGGGGCCAACTCGAAGGAATTCAAGAAAGTCGATGAGATGAAGTTGCCCCGCGGGGTAATGCCTGTGGAGATTGATGCGAATGGGGATGGGCTCATCTCCATGTCGAACGCTGGCGGGGGATTCTACATCAAAGCTATGGACCCCTCTGCTCAGGACATGAGCTCTGGAAAGAAGGTCGATAGGGATAAAACCAATGCCGGAATTACACAACTGGTTGAGGTGTGGACTGAGACGAGTGATGGCTATTTGGCGGAGTATCTCGTGTTGGCTGGGATGACAAAGCTGGTTCAGCTTTATAGAAAGGACCACACTGCCGGCCGGTATCCAATGCCTACCAGAGTCGTGAGGGATATCACTGTAGGGAGCTTCTGGGGCAGAAGTTTCGTGGATTTGCAGATGCCTCTCAATAGGGAGCTCGAATTGGCTCTGTCCAGTGTGTTCCAGTCAGTAGCGGATTTCGACTTGTACGGGCTTCTTCTGTGGCCAAATACACTTGGGACGCCCCCGTTGGCCCAACGCGGTCAGGACGGTTTGAAGGTACTCAGGTACGAACCGGACTACACAACTCCTGACTTGAAGATACAGCCGGTACAGCCGGCCAAGATGACCGGTCCGCAATTGGATGCCGTGAAGGTTGCGGTTCAGTTGATGGACAAAATCGCCAACCAGCCGTCTCAGATGATGGCCGGCGACGCCCCCGGCCGGACGGATTCCGGGGCCGGATTCAGTTTCCTATGGGAGACCAGTGGTATTCCTCTGTCTCCTACCTCGAAGAATATCGCGGATGGCGTGTCGGGTATCTACCGGGCCATGCTCAGATTACTCAAAGATTTCTGGCCAGACCAGAAAGTCGTGGCCATTTCTCAATTGGATGACTCTTTGGCAGGTATTATTCTTGACCCCCAGGATGGGACGCTTTCCCTGTCAAAAAATGCCATTCCTCACCCGGATGAGGTGAATGTATCCATAGCCTCCGAGGTTCCCATCTCAAAGGAACAGCAGAAGATGGAGCTAAAAGAGGCTCTTGAGAAACAACGAATCACACTCGAAGAGTATTCCTTTGAAGTCCGTAAGAAAGGGCTTGATTTGCCAGTTGGGCTCGAAGTCGAATGGCAGAACTACCGACGAGCTATGTTGGAGAATATCATCCTGTTTGGGGACGGGGAAACTCCTGGGACTATAACGGTTTCTGAGCGGGATTTTCATCGGATACACCTACGGGTCTTGGATGCTTTTATGGCCCGACCGGAATTCTATGCTTCATCCCAGAAAGTACGGGATATGTTTGTGAAGCATTATGAGGAGCACAAATATGGTCAGGCCACTCTCCCGGAAGGTATGCCGGCCCCAGAGGAAGCCGCGTAACTCGAAATGATGATGCAACAGGGCCAGATGCCCCAGGGCGGACCTGTAATATAATACTCACTCAAAAGAAAGGAAAGAACGTGCCAGACGAAAAAGCTATCCCAGAGACGAAGACGGAAACCAAAGCAGAGACTAAGACGGACCAGTCTGCTGTGAAAACCCATGAGATAACTGTTGATGGGGAGAAGAAGGTCCTAACCGATGAGGAGATGACGAATTATGCCCAACTCGGTTTCTCCTCTACACAGCGTTATCAAGAAGCCTCCGCGAAGGAGAAAAACGCCGAGTCCGGGCTCAAAATCAAGAGTCTGCTTGCCGAACTGAATGAGAATCCCTCCGAAGAGAAGGTGAGAGAATTTGCCCTCCAAGTGGGTATTGATCCGTCCGAATTCCTGGCCTATATCGGCGAGGATAATGACCCTCCGCAGAAGGGCACAGCGGACAAGGGTGGCAAGGGCCGTGTCAAGGTTTCCAAGGAGGATATCGCCGAAGCCTTGGGAATGGACCCTGCGGAGGTGAAGGCGGTCATCGAGCACTCGAAAACACGGCATATTGAAGCCGCCAAGCAAGAATTACGAAGAATATCGGACGAGGCGGTTGACAAAGATGGAGTTTTTGGTAAAATGGTAATAGGAGAGAAGAAAGGTGATCGTCTCTCCGTTATAAAGGATATGGTAGCTGAGGATGTTTTGAGGAAGATTCAGGACGGAGTACCGTTTGGGGCCGACATGATAGCGGCCAGCGTCCAAAAGACGAGGGCCTACTTGACGAAATTCGGTATCCCAAGCAAGCCGGACATTGACCCCGTGGTATTGGGGCTGGGTCCAGGTGGAGGTCTTCCGGCCGCGATCCAAGCCGAAGAACCGATTAGTCGTAAGTCCGCTGCTGAGGATGGAGACGAGAGTAATCTCGTGTCCCGGTATTTGCAGAAGGGGTTGAAGTTGATGCGGGACAAGCAGCGTCAGTAGGGTAATCGGAAATCCTTTTGCTATATGCGTCGTGTGTAGAAATGCACACAGATAACAACAAGTGTGAACGTATATGGTTGAAAGGGTGCTTCAATGGCACAAGCAGTTGATCTTTTGAGTGACCTTGTACGCGAGGAATTGCCGCGTATGTTGGTTGAAATGGAGCCTGAAGTGGCTCCGGTTTTCTCCAGGATTCAGAGAACAGCGTTCGGCGTCAAGAGTGAAGACGGCCTGGGCAAGGGTTATCAGGTTATTCACATGTATGCAACCGGTATGGCCGGTTTGTTTGAGAGCGGCGACCCGCTCGGCCCTGGGATGACGGCAATCTCAGGTAATCAGGCACAGTTGCTTGCGGAGGGAACGGCCTCAACGAATCTGGCCATTTTCCCGACCGCGACTGAGGTTCCCCACACCGGCGAAGTGAAGCGGACTTTGACGCTTCATAAAGTCGTGGGTAACTACAGCATTCCTGCTGCGTGGAAGCAGTTGGATATGTTGAATGCCATGCAGTTGAAGAAAGTGGCACGAGACCTCAAGGCTGTGGCAAAACAGAAAACTCTGTATGAGGCCACGAGTTTCCATAGTTATTCCGTGACGAATAGTTCCGGTTTCGTCAATCAGGTCCTCGGTCGGATTTCGGCAATCGCCGAACACTCCGTGTGGACGGACTACATTCTCATTACGATTGACGAGCAGTATGGAAGAATCGCCAATTTCGGTAAGGGGCAGCGAATTGACATCGTTGCAACCAGTACCGATACATTACAGGATGGTACGGCAGTCGATGGTACGGACGTGAGAAACTACACTCATACCGGCCAAGTTTATGTCCATCTGATTGTTGTGGACGTGGACTACCTCGGCAAGAAGATTACCCTTCGTCCCGTGAATAGCTCGACGGGTGCTCTGCCGAATTATGGTTCCGGTTCCAGCGGTGACGTGTTCCAGGCCGGCCAAGCCGGTGCAGCTAATGACTGGTTGGTCATGTCAAGAACAACCCGTTACACGACTGCTTCAAGGCCACAGTTTAGTTGGGGCCTGAATGATTGGGTGAAGAGCTCTGGTTCCATTCTCGGTGGTGCTGATCAGGCGAGCGGTTTGGACCTTGACTTGTATAGCATGTTCAAGAGTCAGGTGAAGGCCGTCAATGCTCCTCTGACCGATGACATTATCAACGGCTACATCGCCGGTTATCTGGATGCCTATCCAGGTGAATCGCTCGACACAATTATCACGACTCAGGGTGTGCAGCAGAAGTGGTTGCAGCAACCCGGCCTGTATAACAACAGGCAGAACTACGAGCGAACTGGTAAGGCTCTTAGCTTCCGGGGTGGTTGGTCAGCAATTTCGTATGAGTTCGGCGGTCGCGTGTTTGATTGGGTTGTCAGCCCAATGTGCCCGAGCAAGACGCTGTATGCGTTGAAGTTCGGTGGCAACAACATTATGCGGTACGGACCTCCTCGGATTGGGGGAGTGGACGTGCAGATGGGTCCCGAGCTTGAGTTTCTTGCTCCTCTGGGCGGGCTGTCCGGTGTGTTTATGATTTCTCACAGTTCGACCGGAGCTCCGCAGGAGTTGCTTGAGGCTCCGTTCTGGTATTACAATTTGATAGCTCCTGTGGACCCCCGCGGAATAAAGTTGTCCGGCCTAACTGAGGCCACACTCCTGTAAACAGGAGACGTTCTTTGACAGTGCGTTGTGCCGGGGAAGGTCGTCATTTTCTTTCCTTCTCTCAGGTTGGGTGCGTGACCTTCTCCGGTTTTTTTTGAAACAATAGTTCAGTACAGAAAGTAGAGGATTTCAAAATGGCAGCAACACTTCCGTTTCGCGTGAAAGACCTTATCCACAAGTACGGATGGGATTTCATGCCTCGTTTGGCGGCTCTCGGCGTCAACTATCAGGCCGAGGCCCAGGTTCTTTTTGTAGATAGTGGAGCAACAAACGCCCTGGATGCCGATGACGGCTACCACGGTCATTCCTTTGAGAACCCCCTCGCTACAATCGACTATGCAAATGGTCTTTGCACGGCGAGCGAAGGCTCGGTCATTCTCGTCGCTCCGGGCCACAATGAGAGCTTGGCCAACGCCCAGATTACATTTGATGTGGCAGGCGTAACAGTCATCGGATTGGGCAACGGAAACCTCCGTCCCCGTATCGACTTTGACCACGCCAACGCCAGTATCGACGTGACGGCAAATGGTGTCACTCTTATCAATCTCGGCCTCCTTCCTTCCATTACAGCGGTCCTGATTGGCGTTGAAGTGGCTTCTGGCGTGACCGACTTCAAAATGGTCGATTGCGAGTTTATGGTCGGTGAAGACGGGGCCGGTGCTGACGAGTTCGTTAAGGCCATTCGCCTTGTATCCGGCAATCACGACACCATACTGAAGAACGTGAAGATTCTGGCCCACGCGGATGCAACCGGAGCAACCCACGGCATCCATGTTGTAGCAGCCTCCAACCGATTGACTTTTCAGAACGTCATCATTGACGGCCCATACGCAACGGGCGGCATCGTTGAGGCGGCTGCCGGCGTCAATCACGTCGTTGAAGATTGCTCTATTGACACGACAGGAACCAATTACAGTTTCCACGCCTCCAGCACTTTCGCCAAACGGGCGAACAACTACACGAGCTTGGCTCTTCAGTGGGCTCCCAGGAATACAGACATCCGGACGATGGCGGGCAAGTTTTACGTGAACTCAAACGTCACTGCCAGCGGTGATGGTTTGTCTTGGGAATCCCCTTTGAAGACTATCACGGAAGCCTTGGCCCTGGCCACCACTCGGAACGATGTCGTCTATGTGGCTCCCGGCGATTATGACGAAGCCGCTACTCTGGCCGTTGCTACGCAAGGGCTGCAAATCATCGGTCCTGGGCCTGACACACAGAACAAGGCTATGATCTATGATGGAGCGTCTGGTGGTTACGACCTGATGACAATTAACGCCCACGAGG